ACTAGGGTGTCGAAGCGTTCAGTAGTAGTGTTTGGGTTAAGATCGGGTTCAGCATTAAAATCTTGATTTGTAGCAGGCCGAGGGTACTTAGATGATTGTCGACCTAGACAATCACCGCACTGTTAGTTCTCTGGGTATTGTGAGGGCTGCTCACATCCCACCCTGAGAAGTAATTCTAAATAGAAAGGGATTTCGCGTGGCAGCAGTGTTAAAATTCTTAAGCTAACAGAAATTTACAAAATTTTACAAGTTCACACACACGCAGCTCAGTTAACCTCAGGAGCTTGAGGGCCAAAAATCTTCGACACTTCACGGGGCAAGTGATAGTGAAGGAAATGTTCAAAGTGGACGTTGGGAACGCCAGACTCGATTGCGGTTTTCACCACTTTCGGAGCCCATTCTTCAAACACTTCTTTTCCGTGGGCAGCGATCTCCTGGAGGACATCCTGAACTACATCCGACTCTATAGTGCGTGGGTCTACAACACTATTTCGTCGGGTCCAATTCAGGGTCTCCAAGCGACCTAACAATTCAGCGGGGCATGTGTGGCGTTGCATCACATCAGACCATTTCCAAAATCGTTTGAGAAACTGGACTTCATGCAAGGTTTTAAAACCAGCGATTTCACCTGTCTTGGCAGCATCGGTATACTGCATACCAAGAAGGGTGAACTCGTCAGTCAAAACCTGCATGTTCCAGAATTCCTTCGCAACGTTGGAAACGGACCAAACGTTATCATCACCATACGTAACAAGTCGTACATGCTCATTGAAGGCGCGCATCGTTTTCAAATGTTTCGGAGCAATCCGAAGCCAAATGTAGCGAAACGCCAACAACAAGTATCCAGAGCCAAAGTCAGAGGTTCCAAAAATGCCAGAGGGGAGGGAGTGGGTGCATTGGTAGGCAGCACCGCGGTAGTATCGCACGCAATATACCAACTGTATCCAAAGGGCTTTCCGAATTTCGGTATTCCCATCAGAGTACATCTGATCTATCACATGGAACAACTCCCACAAAATCTTGTCCATGAGAGTACCGTCCAAGTTTCCAAAATCACCGTCACCACAATTGTCGTAACTAACTTCATTCAGATACTTGTACATGTACTCCCACTCAGCAGACCAAACATTTAATCCAACTCCAGTTCCATTTCTGATCCTGTTGCGACGAATCGCAACAATAGCATCCATGAAATATTGCCGGATAACAACGTTCAAATGCATTGGTAAGACTGTGAAAACTCGCGTCTTCCCAGCCAATACCTTCTCACGGGGTCTGCGTTCATCTTTCAAACAATCTAAAGAGAGGATGTCAAGTGTATTTCCTTGGCGGATATTTTCCACCAAGTCTTCACACGCCAACACCAGCTCCTCATAGCCAGGGCTTGCGGGGTCAAATCCTTCGGTGCC